ATCCAATTTTTGGCTGGAATGTGTCAGGGTTGATTGCTCTGACTTGCTGTAATGGAACGTAAGGACAGTAGAATAATCCTGCGTCATAAGGTGAAGTACCTTTGTATCCTGCAACATAGTAGTGCTTGTCTGCTACGTTTGCTGAATATGGGTCAACATAAACCTTGATGCGTCCGTTAAGTGTTCCAACTAGAGTTGAAGAAGTATCGTCTACACCTGTTAGAGGGTTGTTACCCTGTAAACCTGGAGCGTAGTCTAGAACTCCTGCCATACCTAGAGCAGATGCAACGTCTGCAGAGCAGATCATGATGTTGCCCTTCCCGCGACGAGTTTCCTGTCCGATAGCGTTAGCGTCTCTTTCAATCTGGAATAATAGTCCCTTGAATTTCTCAACTGACCATCTACCATTTGAGTCAACGTCTAAGTCAAATATACCGTCTGTAGCAGTGTTAGCGATAGCACCTTTAACAGCGTTTACATAGATTGTACGAACGACTTCTCTGTTGATCTCAGCAAGTATCTCTGTTGAAAGGATATTTGCTAATTCAGATTCAGCGTCCAATCCGTGAATCGCCTTAAGGTCTTGAGCCATCTCTATGCTGTACTCTGCCTTTAATGCTCTAGATTTAGCAGTAACAGTTACCTTCTCAATGGAGAAACCCATTTCTCTGAAGGCTGTTGAAGCAGATGAATCATCTAATGCTTCAGCAGTTGCTGTTGCCATACCTGTAGCATCGCCAGTTACCTCGTAAGTTCCTGGTGAACTATCGTTAAGTAATCCTGGGTTTGCACCTTCTGCATCGTTAACTGCAGATGAGGAAGCTGTTGGATCATAGTTTGATAATCCTGTACCTGCTCCACCTGAGAAACCTGCGTTAGGTTCGTTGAATAGTGCTTCTCTGAAGTCACTGTTTGCAGGTCTACGCTCAGAACCGTAGAATGATCTCATTGCAAAGATAAGACCTGTAGGACCTGTCATTGGTTGAACACCTGCAACGTCATATGCAATGAGTTGTGGCATTGAACGTCTGATTAGACTGATCAAAACTGGGTCGAAACCTGCAACAGGACCTGTAGCGGTATCGCCTGTGGTATAACCTGTAGTCTGAAGTGTCTCGTTAAGAACTTGACCTTCTTCCTTGATTGCGTTTTCTTGGTTTTCTAAGAGTTGTGCAACTACGCCTTTTTTATATGAATCTTTGATTTCAGGAACTGATTCGTGATTCAATACGGGTGCCCACTTCTCTTGGAGTTGTTGTAAAGACATTTTTATCTTTTTCCTTAAGTTAGTGTTAATTTACAATTATTTGGACCAACGTGCTAGTGCATCTACGTATTTACCCATAGTGCCAGACACGGTAGATTCTACCAATGGTGCTGATGCTTCTTCGGTGGGTTCAGTTGCTTTTTCAGCGACTTCAGCCTTCCTAGTGAAGTATGATTCCTTGATAGTTTCGATCTTCTTACGAAAATCTTCTTCATTTTCAAACTCAACACCCTCTGCTAAAGATGCTAGCTTCTCCTTTTGGGTTTCTGCTAGACCTGCAGCTGCGTCGTTCACAATCTCCATTTTACTATACTCACCAATTCGCTTTTGTAAAGCAATATTAGTGTCTATTTGTTCGTTGAGCTTTTTCTCCATCTCATCAAGTTCTCCTGTCATTCCATCTAACAGGTTGAACTTCTCTTCGGGAACAGTAAAGTTGTGCTCCACATAGAGATCTTTTAGACCTTTAAAGAACGACTCTGCCATCTCATTCTTTATGCCATGTTCAACAGCGAGGGCATTCTCCTCTATCCACTGTTTAGTAGCATAAGAAACGTAGTCGTCTACTTTCTCGGCCAAATCTGTTTTGATTTTCTCTACCTCTTCGGTTAGAGATTCTTCAAATGCTTCTTGCAACGATTTAACTTCGTCGTTAACTCTTGAAGTGACTGCTGCCTCAAAGATTGTTGCTGCCTTTACTCTGAACTCTTCTGAGAGTTCTTCACCAGAGACAAGAGCGTCAACATCTTGACTAAAGTCGTACTTGGTTTCAGAGGTCTCTTCTTCTGCGATTGTTTCGTCATTAGATTCAGTTTCCTCCATCTTTGCGGACGCATCACTTGGTTTTGTGGAAGGAACAGGTGCCTTACCTACTGGTGCTGCTGCAGATTTACCTGCGTTTTTAGTTCCCTTCGCACCTTCCATTGAATCAGTAGTGACAGATATCACTTTAGAAGCACCACCTTTGGAGGTGTCCATTGATTCGCCAGGTTTTGCGTTTTTAGTTACAGGATTGGAACCTTCGGCCACTTCTTCCATGTTATCTAATTCCTTTTCGAGGGTTTCAGCCATTTCTTTTAACTCCGTTAAATTTTTACGTTGCTGTTTTATATATTTATTTATACTTATAAACTCTTCAGAAATTTACTGAACGCGGAAATCTTCCTTTCCTGTAAGTTTCTAAGTGTTGCTGCATCAATTTCTTTCTTAATTTCAGCAACAGCAGACTCTTTAAGTATACCATTATCCCAAACCCACTCTTTTCCTTCCATGATACCATCCACAAATGCGTCAGGTGCTGAAGGATCTGCAACTATATCAGCAGCAGTAGCGAGCATGAAATCGTCTTGGACTACATTACAATTAGATTCTTTCTTCAAAGAACCCATACCTCTAGAAGAAACTCCTAATCTTACACCCTCATCGAGTAAAGACTTTGCAATTTTTCCGTTTGGTGTATCAAGTATCTTCGCACGACCAACAAAGTTGTTTCCATCTTCGCTAAGACGTTCGATTTTATGTGATACTCTATCAAGATTTATTGAAGGACCTTCTGGATGACCAAGTTCTCCGAGTGCTCTACCTTGACGGATGAAATTTTCATCGTACTTGGCAACTTCTCTCTGCAAAGTTTTGAATGGATACATGCGTCCATTTTTATTTGCAAGTTCTGACTGCAAGAATATACCTTCTATAAAGTAATTCTTTTTACCTTCCTTTTCTTCAGTTAAAAATTTAACTTCTGTAAGTTCTTCAGCTATCAGTCTCATCTTTTGGTTCCTCGGTTGGTTCTTCTGCGGATGCAGTAGGTTGTTCTACTGGTTCGTTAGGATCTGGATCTTCTGGTTTGCGACCTTCATAATCCACACTTGTCACATCTCCTGTATCAGTTGCTTTATCAGCAAGTTCATCAGCTACGGCTTGTCCTGTTTCATCAGGATTAAAACCCCATTGTTGTGCGAACTCAAGTTTCTTTGCTTGGATCGCATCATACGCAGATGCTGCTAATGCATCATTTGTTGCATCAACTGCTTTTGCTTTTTCATCACCAAAAATGTGATTTACTATTTGATTTGCTACGTCAGTAGGCATAATAAGAGTTCCTCCATTATGTATTTATGTTTTTAGATCTCTGCTCTTTTTTGATCTGCGGGACTAACTGCAGAATTAGGGTCAGCAGCAGGAGCTTCTCCACCCTCAGGTGCAGGTTCTTCCTCACCTATACCCATCTCAATGGCTTGCATTGCTTGTGGATCCATGATAACTCCGTCTTCGATTTCTTGTTTAATTTCTTTGTCAATTTCCCTAATCTCTGACTCGGTTTGTTTAAGAACCTTTGTACGTATATAGTTCGCTGAGAAGTATTTACCCACGTAAGGATCCATTTGTGCAACTTCATTCATTCTTTCGTTGCGGATTTCTATCTCTTTTAGTTCTGTGAAATAGTTATCTGCAATAAAGTCAAACTGAATGTGCTCTTTCATCTCTTCCCATTCTTCAATAGAGCATATACCCTTAAGAATGAGTTGAGTTTTTAAAAGATCTACAAACAGTTCAGAGAATCTTTTGCGTAAACGTGCGATAAATTTCTGGAACTTTACTTCGTCCCTAGTAATTTCAGCAGCACGACCAATGTTAAAGGTAGTTTCTGTTTCTAACCTTGAGCTTGGAACGTTGAGTGCCTTGTATAACTTCTTCTGGAAGTATTTGACGTCCTCAAGTTCTCCAAGATTTTGTCCACCTGGGAGCGTAGTGATCTCAGTACCTCGTCCTCCTTCTCGTCTGGGTAACCAGAAGTCTTCGAGCATGGACATGAATTTTTTGTCATCTTTGATTTCTCCAGTGTTGGCATCATAGACTAACTTGTTTCTATACCTACCCATAACTTCACGAAGGTATTGCTCCGCTTTGTTCTTAGGTAAGTTTCCAACGTCGATATAAAATATACGACGTTCTGGTGCTCTACTCAGTCGGTAAATGACCAGAGAGTCTTCGATCATACGGAGCTGATTAACTGCCTTGATCGCTTTATGTAGGTGTGATAACACCATGTTCTTATTGAGATCCTGTATGCCAGAGTGACAATAAGTAACAGAATCAGGTGCAATCTTGATTCCTTGAAGCCCCGTATTCTTTAATCCTTTTGGATTATAGAGATAGTATGACGCTGATGATGTTGTAAGTTGTTGATTAAGATCTACTTTACCTTGTAACTGTTGAGGTTTTTTCTCTTCGTACTCGGTAACTTTACGGATCTTGCGTGGATCGATATATCTTAGTTCGCTTAAACCTTCGCCAGGATTGGCGGGATCTATTACCTTATGATAGAATAATCTACCGTCAACATACCAACGACGGAAGATCTCATAAGATCTGTTGTCAAAGTCGAGAAGACGGAGTATTTCATCAAACTCCTCCCGCATTAACTTTTTAATTTTATCTGATACTTTGAGATTTGATAACTCTAGTTCGACTGGTACGTCATCAAAGTTACCACATATCGTCTCATTGACGACATCATCTACTGCACTGTCACATTCTGGTTGGAGAACCATCTCACGATAACGTGTGATTAGTTCATATTCATTACGAATAGTCCCATCAAAATCAACAGAGTACCCATAGTACCCGCCACCGACAATCGGTTGCGAGCCATCCATACTATCCTTCTGAACAAAAGAAGGTCCCTTAGGAACCTTCTTTGCTCTCTGGAGTGAAAATCCGAAGAGTTGAGACATTTTATACTATAGTCTTATTGGTCCTACCTTATTTAGGTACTTTCTGAAAACTTATTTTCCAGGTCCTCTGAGAGAAACTTCCCAGTACTGTACTTGCATCTCTACAGTGAACTCTTCGATTGCGTCATTGCTTCCGAAGTCTAGATCAATAGCGGAGATATTTGTTGGGAAT